CATTCCCCCGAGGGAAAATGCCCGTCCGTTTATAGATCCCGCTTCTGGACTGCATCTAATAAGATGTACTACCGATAATAAAGAACGATTTATAGAAGTAGTTTCTCAGACCTATAAATTTATAGAGTGGCAATCTGCATCTAATGATGCCATACGAGATTTTCCAAGCGCGCTAACATTTACAGCCAACAGTGCCGCCGCGGCGGGCCAAACAAATCTTCGAGTTAGATTTACTCCTATACCGGATGCTGCATATAGTATTCAGATTTGGCTAGTAAATCCACAAAACGACCTAACTACAGACGGACAGGTTATGTTAGTACCGAGTTTGCCCGTAGTTCAGTTGGCGTATTTATACGCACTGTACGAGCGTGGGGAAGAGCTGGGAGAAGTTCTAACGTTAACTTCGCAAAAGGCGGATTTGGCGCTGTCCGACGCTATCGCTGTAGATTCTAGCGGCACCACAGATTTAATTTTTAGGCCCGCGTAATTATGGCATCAGCCCCGCTAGTCCCCCTTACCCTTGTTGGCCCCGGTATTGCCGGGCTTAACACTCAAACCGCCTCCACTCTTCTTGGACCCGAGTGGGCCACGGAGGCAAAAAATATGGTGTTCGACGACGCAGGTCGTCTCTCAGCTAGGCTCGGGTGGGCTTCAATCACCTCCACTCCCATGAGTGGAAACCCCGAGCCGGAACATGTATTTGAGTACCTAACACTAGCGGGCGCGTCTACCATCGTCTCCGCAGCGGGTAACAAGCTTTGGAGTGGAACTACCGCTCCCGCAGACATAACGGGGGCGGTAACTGTAACCGCAAATAATTGGCAGTTCCAGAATTATAATGGTAATGTTGTGGCTCTGCAAGCCTCTCACGCACTAATAACTTGGAACGGTGCTGGTAACTTCGCTAATGTCACGGCTGCATCCGGCACAGTTCCAAACGGGAACTGCCTGCTTGCCGCATTCGGAAGACTCTGGGGTACTACTTCCGACGGCCAAACCTTAAAGTATTGCGGCCTTCTGGATCAAACTAATTGGGGAGCCGCTGGCTCGGGCTCATTTAATCTGACCCACGTCTGGTCTAACGGAGTGGATCAAATTCAAGCCGTAGCTCAGTTTGAAAGCTTCTTGGTTGTGTTCGGCAAGAGACACGTTATCCTAATAGAAGACGGCTCCGGCTCTATAATCGGTCTAGACCCGCTTAACGCCCAAGTGAGCAAAGTAATAGCGGGGGTCGGGTGCATAGCTCGGGATAGCATCCAAACTATCGACGGAAATGATCTATTCTTTCTGTCTAACTCCGGGCTTCAGTCACTTGTTCGAGCCATAGAACTTGCTGGAAATCCCACTAGAGACGTCTCTAAAAATATAAGAGACACCTTTATGGTGGATGTGGCCCAAACTACTTTGTCTCAAATAAGGAGTACGTACAACCCCCGCAGAGGGTTTTATTTACTGCTTCTTCCGGGAGCCACCAATATTTATTGTTTTAACACCAAGTTGGCCTTACCTGATGAAACTCTTCGCATTACTGAGTGGACTAGTTTTATTCCTCGTAGTCTACTTACTCTCGTTGATGGAGTCACGCTATACTGCGGTAAAGCGGGCAAGATTTATAATCACGCTAACAATCTTGATGATGCTGCCGCATATCGTATCATCTATAATTCGGGCTGGCTCGTTGTAAATGAAGAAGTCAGAGACCGCCTTAAGATGCTTAAAAAGATTGCGTCCATAGTGTTTATTAACGGCGCGGCTAACATTGTCTATAAGTGGGGATTCGATTTCAGAGATCTAAACTATTCACTAACTAAAACTACTAGCTCCGGGAATCCGGGGGCAGAGTGGGGATTAGGAGAATTTGGTTTAGGAGAATTCGGCGGCAGCGTTGGCTTAAACGAATTTGAAATACCCGGTCTGGGCTCTGGCCAGTTTATTAAAATTGGTGTGGAGTGCGACATAAATAACACAGAACTAGCTCTACAGCAACTTCAATTGTTCTGTAAAGTTGGGAGACTCACCTAAATGTCTAATTACACCGCCATTGTTAACTACGCCCCGAAGGACGCTCTTACTACGGGAGATCCCGCCAAACGCATCAAGGGCGTAGAACTTGCCGCTGAATTTACTTCTATAGGTTCAATGTCTGTAACCAAAGAAGACACGACTAATAAAGGTGTTGCTAACGGCTACGCCCCTCTAAACGGCTCTATCCTTTTAGCGGACACGTATCTTACTACAAATATTCCTAGACTAGCTCAAACTGCTACGATTTCTGCTGCTTGGACGTTCAGTACTGGTTCAATTCATTCCAATGCGGCGAGTGCCACAGCTAACGGGTGGTCAATCAATGTAAATAATTCCAATCCTGGAATTCTTTTCTATAATACTGGCTCTGCGGTCGATGAAAAAGTTTGGGAAATACGGACTACTGGAAGTACTTTCTTTATAAGTTCGTGGTCTGACGCTTACGGAAGCCAGCTTAGTCCATTTGTCATAACAAGATCTGGCGCGACTACGACGGCTATAACACTTACTGCGCCGACTACCCACATATCGGGTGAGCTAAACTTAGGTAACGTCACTGACACTACTTTTTCTCGCCTCGCATCGGGTCGCGCAGCCATTGAGGGCATAGAGATTGGATACAGGCAGCTTCCGTCTGGTAGCGTCACCACTGGAGCGTTTGCAGCTTCGGATCAAGGCAAAGGGATCTACGCCACAGCCGGAGTCACCATCCCGAATTCTACTATGGCGGCGAACGACGTGGTAGTCATTCAGAACACGACAGGCTCCGGTATCACGATCACTCGATCTATCACGACCGCATACAACACGGCAGGCGGCGCGACTCTCGGCGCTACGTTCACTCTAGGCGCTCGCGGTCGTTGCGCCATCGTGTTCACATCAGCGACAGAGTGCTATGTCAGCGGGAACATCTAATGACCGGAATTTTAGCAGGGCTGGTCGTGGGGTACGGATTCGTCCCTGTCACCAACACCTACGACTCAGGGACGGCGCAGACTGAGAACGCTCCGGGAGGCGCGACTCAGGTCGTCATCACCCTTTGGGGTCCGGGCGGCGGCGGTGCGTGGAACAACGGTCCCGGACTCGCTCAAGGTGGCGGTGGTGGTGGGTACTCACTGGAGACTGTTGCACTCAGCGGCGGGGAGTCGTGGACCTATACTGTAGGAGTGGGAGGGGCTGCTCTTTCTTCAGCCGGAAACGGAAACAACGGCAGCGCCAATACGAGTGTCACCGGCAGCAGCGCAAATCAAGCCAACTTTGGTCAGGGCGGCGGGGAATCCGGCGGTCTTGGCGCGGGTGGAACTGCGAGTTTCGGTGACACTAACACGACAGGAAATGATGGCACAGTTTCTAATGGCGGCTCCAGCCCTAACGGAGGCGGCGGCGGAACCGAAGGTCAGCCCGGCGTCGCGCCCGGTGGTGGTGGTGGCGGCGGGGAACTCAGCAGCGGCGCGGGCGCGAATGGCCGCGCTAGATTTGCATACACATAGGAGAATTTTATGATAGGCTATTTCATTGCGGGTGTAGCGGTTACAGTGTTCCTTGGATTCATCTTCAAGAAGTATAAGGAATCTGAAGATCGCAAGAATTCTGGCGGAGGCGGGAGTTCCGGAAATGACACGACTTCTAACCCGAACTAATAATGGATCTACAAGGTCTTTTCAACGCCCTGCTGGGGGTGTTAGCCACAGTGGGTGCTTTCTTGTTTAAGACCCTTTGGTCTGCTAACGAAAAAATTAGGGAAGACTTTTCCAGTCTGGAGAAGAATCTTCCCGTTATTTATGTAAGAAAAGATGACTTCGCTCTACACGCACACAGAGTAGAAGATAGTCTTAGGCGCATCGAAGATAAGTTAGACAAAAAAATGGATAAGGCGTAAATTTATGGGCTTATTTGATTCAGTAAGTGGTGGTACTACTTCCGCGACAAAAGCCGCCCGCAAGGCTATGCGGGAAACTTATTTTAACCCCTACGACTTAGGCGGCGCGTGGGGCAACGTTTCGTCCACAGCCGGCAAGGTTCCCACAAAGAAAGAGTGGGGCAGAGGAATGAGGCCCACTCCGGGAACATTTACCGCTACTTTATCTCCTCAAATGGAGGCTCTACGCAACCTGCTCTACGGATCTGGTATGGATCAACTTGGCCGACAGGGACAGAGTGCGGGAGGGTATCTTGGGATCACTCCTGAGCTGTTTGGAGAATTTGAACAGTCCAACATGAACGGTCTGGGCGACGAGTGGAAGAACGCATCTCGCGGGTATCTCGAAGAAGAGCAAGCGCTCGGCCCCTATAATTTCGAAGACATCTATAATAAGCAACTCGGACTAATGCGCGATTTGGATTACACGGGAGAGCAGAACGAGGCCACGAGCGCCCTAGACACTCTGTTTGGCAAGGGTATTTTGGCGTCTACTCCCGGCGGGTACCAAACTGAGGCGTTAGGCAGAACTCTTAACGACAGAGATCAGCGTAGGCAACTTGGGGCCTCTCAAGTAGCACTGGGCCGCGGGGATCAGTTGCAGCGATTCCGAGAAATGTTGCAGGGGGCTGCAGGACTATTCGGCCAAGGCGGCGACAACATGACGCAAGGAAGATTCCAGAGAGCGCGTGAAATGTTCGGTATGGGCCAAGAAGCGGAAAGTCTCGGGGCCAACAGGTCCGGCCAATACTTCGACGGTATGAGTGCGTTGGATACGTTTATGGCCAACTTGATGCAACAGAGCGGCAATCTCGGATCGCAGAGGTCTGGTTCCAACGCGTCAGCTTACGCGCCGCTAGTTCAGGCCAAGATGCAACAGACGGGGCAACAGGCAGGGATGATGTCTCAGATTATGCAACAAGCGCACGAAGCGGGCATGCAAGCTATGAAAATGGGCGGCATGGGCGGTGGCGGAGGCGGAGGCGGAGGCGGAGGCGGAGGATTATAATTATGCCAATGAATTTTTTAGATCTAATGGCGCTTCAACAGGGTTCTACTGGGCGTAGAGCCCCGTTCAACCCCGGCGTGGTTGCTCCCCCGACTCCTATGCAACTCGAAATTCCAGAGTTTCCGTCTGCGCGGCGGCGAGACCAAGAAATTAGTCCCCAATTCTCTGGAGGAAATACTTCCGCCACTGGGTGGCAGCGGGGTGTGATGGCCGCAGGCAATCCTCTTGGGGAGTTGGGTGGTGCTATTGGTTCTCTCATAGGTAAAGGCGTACAGAAGTACAAAAATCGTAAACCGGAAGCTAAGTTGGCTAATCACCTAGACAACGCGATTAAATCCGCGCTAGACGAAAAAACGTCTAAGTACATGGCCGCGGGTGTACCCGCTAGACAGGCCGTTATAAAAGCAGCCGAGGAGCTTTACGGGTCTACTCAAGGTAGCAAACAAAGTCCTGAGTTTAGAGACAGAATTCGCGCCGTAACTATGAGCACTATCGCAAACATGGGGGAGTTCAGCCCTGACGCCCGAAATAAGTTTGCGGAGGCGGACAAGTTTGAGGCGGAGGCCAAGAGTAAAGGTGCAGAAGCGAATAAACCGGAAGACATAAAAAGTATTTTGAATCTAAAAACCAATCAGAGGTTGTCTCTAGGCAAGGGTGCGGCGCTTAGTTTGGTAGAAAAATATCCGGGAGAGTGGGTGGAGACTGATACGCTAGACCAAGAAGACCCGCCTAAAGACGGAGATCAGGTTAGTATTACCATGCCGAACGGAGATAAGCGTCAACTAACTCTGGATAAAGACAAGAAACTTTTTCCTGACCTTCCGCACAGCGAGAGCGGTTACGTAGATGTAACGGAAAAGGTGTCAGAGCAAAGAGCCGCCAAACAGGCCGAAGACGACGAAAAGGATGGTTTGGCTAAAGACCGTCTTATTATGTCCGAACGCAGAAACTTTAACACTTTGCAAAGTGTTAAAGATTATAAGAAGGTTAAACCTATATTTGAAGCAGCTAAAGCTTCGGCTAAGGACGATACTTCGTTTGGCGATATTAACATGATCTACGCAATGGTTAGTATCTTCGACCCGGATTCAGTTGTTCGAGAAAGCGAAATCGAACTTTCAAGAAATGCCGCGCCGTGGTTACAGAACCTTGTCGGCGCTATGAATAAACAGCTTAGAAGCCGAGGTTTCTTGACTGAAGATACTAAGAACCAGCTTTTGCAAGCAGTTGAGCGGAGAGCCACATCATATCAAAAAGCATATCAAGCGGATAGAGCCGAATATGGAAGATTGTCTGGGGGCTACGGGGTGAGCCCTGACGACCTCACGGGTCCGGACTTAGACGCAGTTTACGGAGTCCAATCCTCTGCCGATAGGGCCAAAGAACTCGGAGTAGATAAATAATGGCAGCAAACGAACAGCGACTCCACGCTCTGCTTGACCTTTACGAACAAGCTCAGAAAGAAGGCGACAAAGCAACGGCTCTCAAAGCTATGGTAGCGTATCGCCGAGAATCTGCCAAAGAGTACGTTTCCCCGGAAGATAAACCTGACGCGGATACTTACGATAAAGTTGTTGGCTCAATTCCCGGACGCGCTGTTCTGGGATTAGGTAAAGCCGCAGTTGCAGGTCCGTTCCAAATAGGATCTTGGATAGGCGGAGCTATGGGCGGGGATAACAGCTTCAGCAAAATTGTGGACGAAAGTTTAGCCGAGTTAGCCGCTGCCCAGAAAAGGGGTAGGGCTTTCCACGGTTCGGAGGGATTTGATTGGGCTGAATTGTCGGGCTCGGCTGTTGGCGGTGGAGGAGCGCTCGGCAAAGTTACTGGAAAAGCCCCCACTTTTTTAAGTAGAATTACAGAGGGTGCTAAAACTGGAGCCGTTTTCGGCGCTGCACAGCCCGTTATAGTGAAAGATGAGAAAGATAAAGAAGACAAAGTTAACACCAAGATCATTCAAACTGCATTTGGCGCGGTTGCGGGAGGCGGTATCCCCGCCGCCATAAGTCTTGGTCAAGCCGGGTGGCGTTTGTTGAAGGGAGCACTAGGCAAAGTAGACCCGAAAGATGTTGGTAAACTTCTTAACGAGTACTCCGGTTCTGCTAGAGATCGCATTATAGCTGAACTAGAAAAGCGCCGTATTTATATTCCTAATTCTATGCCTACCGCCGGTCAAGCCGCAGCTAGAGTAGGAAGTGCTGAGTTCACGGCACTCGGCAAACACGCTGAAAACGTGCTTCCTACTGAGTACGCGGCCCATGCAAGACAACAAGCGAGAGCTAGACGCGGGGCCCTAGTGACAGATGTAGCGGGTAAACCAAAAGCCCGCGAAAAAGCGATAGATTTAAGAACAGACGCGTCAAAAAAGGCGTACGAAGAGGCTTACCAAACTCCCTTTACTCGCGGCAAAGGTTTTAACAAAGCTTTAGAAGTTATAACTACTAACCCGTTTTACGTTAAAGCCTCATCGAAAGCTGACGAAATAATGACGGCTAAACACGGCTCAATACCCGACGGTCATGGCGGGTTTATGTCGGGGGGATCGTATATTGAGTATCTGCACACAGTTAAAGAGATTTTAGACAGCCAAATTTCTGGTAAGGCTAGTAACGAGTTAGCTATAGGGAGAGCGGAATTAGCGGCGGCGCTAGATCTTAAAACTAAGATAGTTAATTTTCTCTCCAAGCATAGTCCTAAATACGAGGCTGCTAGGAAGGCGCACGAAACCGCGTCTATTCCCATAGACCAAATGAAGTTAGGCCAGGGGTTGCTAGAAAAATTAGTGGCCCCGCTAGACGATAAAGAAATGGCGGCAGCCTATTCTAAATCTGTCAGAGATATTTTAGATACCGCTAAAAAAGAAACCGGGCGCAATGCCAGCGACATAACGGAAGTTTTTACTCCTAAACAGATTGGTACCATATACGGTATAGCCCGCGATCTTCAAAGAAACGCACGGTATACAGAACTAGCGCGAAAGGGTAGCCCCGAAGTTAGCCGTAGACTTACAGACTTGTCTCGCTCGCCTACTGGTAAAACTAAACTTCTTGACCGCGCCTACGTTATCTTTAGTTCAATAATCTCCACAGCTACGGGGGCCGCGACCCGTAAAACTATGCGCGAAGTGGCTGAAGTCATGCTTGATCCCGCAAAAACGGCAGAACTTATGCGTCTAGCCACGAAAACTGAGAAAGCGGCTTGGCGAGATATGCTAAACGAATACTCCAGATTAAGTACTGCGGCTGCTATTGGAACGGCTGCGGGGCAGATCACCAATGAGTAGAGTAACTCTGGGAGAAAAACAGAAGAAGTTTACTTTGATGGTAGCTGGTCTAATTCAATTTGCTTATCAACAAGGATATTCTCTATCCTTTGGAGAAGCGTATCGGCCTCCCGAAGTGGCAGAACGATATGCCCTCGAAGGCCGCGGCATCTCCAATTCACTACACACCTCGCGTCTTGCAATAGATTTGAATCTTTTTCAGAAAGGTAAGTACTTAACGAAAAGTGAGGATTATCTTCCTCTCGGTGAGTACTGGGAAAGTATTGGCGGCTCTTGGGGCGGTCGGTTTTCAAAACCTGACGGTAATCATTTTTCATTAGAGCACAACGGGGTTAGATAATTGTATCTACGGGGATTTTCATATGATCAATTTTGGTTCCATTATTAAAGACGGCCTTTCGGCCTTGGCTGCTCCAGCCTTCACTTACTTCACCCGAAAGGGAGAACTACGTCAAGCACGGTTTGAAGCAGAATTGAAGTTTGAAGTTGCGAAAGGTGATCGTCAAGCGCAACTGATCCGAGAAGGTCTCGCGGCGGACGCCAATTGGGAAATGGAGTTCGCCCGCCAAGCGGGGGGCTCTTGGAAGGACGAATACACTTTGCTCGTGGTCTCTATCCCTATGTTCTTATCATTCTTTAAGACTCCCACTTTTGACGGCCCCGGTATAGTCAGTGAGGGGTTCACAGCCCTAGGAACAACTCCCACTTGGTACCAGATTGTTCTGATTTCCATCTTCCTCGCTACCTACGGCATTAGGTACTGGCGTAGGAGTCAGAGCGACACCTAAGTAAGCTTTGGTATCGCACGTTTTCTCCCACTCCAAAAATTCGTCAAGCAAACTAATCTTACGCAGGTTCACTTTCACTATCCTTTATAACCGTCCTTGAGGTAATCATCTTCCTAGGTATAAACGTCGGATAATTGACTTCATCGTTAAATTCTGTGTAACGCTCTGGCGCGAGTATGACTCCCAGAGCGTTTTCTTTTACTACCCACCCAACAGTGGCCGTCTTGTAGGGAGCGCAGATTAGTTTCCCGACGGAAATATCGCCCTCCTCCATCCAAGCGTCGTCCCACTCAATTATCTCTAGCCGCATTACGCTAACTCCGGTTCTGGTTTAGGTCTAAGTCCGCGCTTTTTAAGTTCTTTCTTGGATTGTTCTATAACTAGCGGGATTAGATCGTCAGGGAAGAACGTCATACCCCAAGCAATGGCCTCTTCGCTATTTTTGGAATAGCGGGCTATATACAACTTAGCCCACCGCTCTATAAATTTTTGATCGTATTTATTCATTTTTTGCTCTTATTTTATCCCAAGTTCCACACTGTTGGCACTGGAATCGGTTGTACTGAAGTTCTTTGGTAAAGTATTTTCCACGATACTGAATACGCGCAGAGGAACACACTCGACAGCTAGGACGACCATCCTGTTTAGCGTACATGCGAGGGTGATTCTTAATGTAAGGTTTAAGTACGTTATATAAACGTCCAAGCAATCTAACGTCTTGTTCATTGTATATCCGCATCTTGCCCCAAGCCCGGTCGTTGCCTGCCAAACAATCCGCCCACAACTTAAAGCCCTCTGTCTTAACCTTATTTCCTATTTTAAGGTGCGGTGCGATGAACGCCAGCTTGTTAGACTGTACTCCTAGCTTGCGAACTGTCTTCAGCAAATCAATACTGGTGACAGGAGGAGTTGGCGGAAGACCAAACTCCACAAAAGATCCATTAAGGCGAGGAAGATCAAACCTGTCGCCATTATAAGTAACCACGGCATCAGCGCTCGATAAAATCGTGTGAATCTTACCGAACATGTGCCCCGGCCCGTGGGCCCGTTCATCTGCATACATAAACTCCTTGCGGCCTAGCCACTTAGCTCCCCAACAGATAATCCTACTAGGGTTTATGAGTTGATCCAGCCCGATGTTCTCGTCGAACAGCCGCCAAATATACGCTGTTGCGGGCGCTGTTTCAACGTCTAGCAACAATATTTTAGGAGGCATCGTGCCCCGCTTCTGACACAGCTAGATTAAGTATTTCTCGTGCCTCTTCCAACTTCTCTACTAGTCTCGCGCCGGAATACCAATCGCTCTGAGTTTCTAGTTGTTCTAATTCCGTGTACGCGTCTTCTAGCGCGTCCATAATCAACACGCAGTCATCGTAATTAAGTTGAATTGGACTTTTCATTCTATTACCCAACCTTCGGGAATTCGATCCCCAACTGCTGCGGTGATGCCTCTTTCTGCGCACCACTCGGTGTATCTTTGAAGATGCTTTCTAGTGGTCCAGTTGTCGTACCCGAATAGGATTGCGACCTTAACGTCTGGTCTGCTGAGAATGAAATCGTCCATTCGCTGCCGTGCGGCAGAGTCAAACTTTCCTTTAGTTTCGATAAGAAATTTACCGCCGATCCTAAAGTCGGGAGTATATCTCGCTCGTTTAGTGATGTTGCGAGAACCACAATCGCCGCATCGCCCGCCCTTAATTCTGCGCTCATAGTCAAGGGTAACGGGCTCGTATTCAATTCGGAGTCCCCTATCCACCGAGTCTCTGTAGACTTTGTATTCGTATCCACTGGCAAAATCCTCCCTACTTAACTTTTTATATTCACTTCCCCGAGGCCCCAACATTCGGGGCACTCCACCGGGGGCAGAGCCCCCTCCCCGCTTCTTCTTACTCGGCCTTTTCCTTGACATCTTCGGCATATTCCTACATTCCTTTCTATTTTATAAGGGGGCTTCGGCTCCCTTTTCTTTTTAAACAGGGGGTTCCCAGATTTCACCGTCTTTTCTCCTGACATAAACCAACCTAGCTGTCTCCACCGCCCTGCGGTAGCCCTCAACGACCCCGTATGGGCCCGTATAAGCCTCTAGGACCCGCTTCCAAGCCTCCCTAGGTGAGGCTACGCCCTCCAGCATCCGACGGCTCTTAACCTCTCCTATGCCCTCCAGACCGGGTACGTTGTCCACCCTGTCCCCGGATAGGACTTGGCAGTAGAAGTTCATGGCTGCCAGCTTGGGACTAACCTCGTAGGCTTCCTTAGTCACCCAGTTGTAGTGCTTCCCGGGGATCTGATCCAGATCCTTGTCGAAGGACACTACTACGGAGTTGGGGTCTTCGCCGGCCCTGATTCCAAGCCGGTCGTCGGCTTCCTCGCCGCTAGTAGAATTAGCTTGATACTTGTCCTTAAGATATTGGATAATTTCTTTGTAGTAGGTAGGCCTAGCTGCTGCATCCCTGTTCCCCTTATACTTGGCTATCGTGGCTATACTATCCCTGAAATTACCTACTCCGGAGAGCCAAACTTCCCGTGTCCCTTCTGGAAGAGAGTCTATAGCTCCTCGAACTAGAGCCAGCGCATTCTCCACTGGCTCCAGATCTTTCCTAGACCAAATAGTAGAACAATCCTCAAAACCAAGAGTACTCTGCTTTGCTTCTTTATGATTATCATATCGTTGAAAAGTAGCCACAGAGTCCGTCCAGCTTTCTACTAGATACTTCGTCTTCTCCA